GCTCTAGGTGCGTGTGCTTCACAAACAGGATTTGGAAGAACCGGAACAGTAGATTGGTGCACTACAGTAAAGACAAGTCCTTTAACTGCAGTTTCAGGAAAAGGTTATATGGTTAATACTTGTGGGGGTGCTGTAACAGTTACCTTACCAAGTAGTCCAACAGCAGGAGATATTGTATCCTTAAAAGATTACAAAGACACTTGGGGAACAGCTTGTAAAGCAGTTACTTTAGGCAGAGGTGGATCAAAGATTGCCGGTAATTGTGTTGATGCTACTTTAGATACAGCAGGTCAATCCATTACAATGGTTTATATAGATGGAACACAAGGATGGTTAAATATTCAAACAGATACCACAGTTAAAGGAAGCGAATATATATGTGCATCAGGTGGAAACGCAACAGTAACCTGTGGAGATTATAAAACTCATATTTTTACAGCAACTGGTACTTTTACAGTAAATTGTACTGCCCTCTCAGCACCCAATAATGTAGTAGATTATATAGTGGTAGCTGGCGGAGGAGGTGGAGGCACAGGAGATGGTGGTGCTGGAGGTGCAGGTGGTTTTAGATATTTTTCTCAATTAAGTCCAGCAGGTAGTCCATTAGTAGCTCCAGCAGGAATTACAGTTACAGCAACAGCTTATCCAATCACAGTAGGTGCAGGAGGAGCAGGTGGTCCAACCCCATCAAGTTGTGGAGTGGTGGGTTCAAATACAGTTTTTACAACAATCACATCAGCAGGTGGTGGTTTTGGTGGAGGAAATCCATCGGATGATGGTGGTAATGGAGGGTCAGGTGGAGGATCAGCAACAGGTGGAACAGGTGGATGTGGAAATACACCACCAACAAGTCCACCCCAAGGTCAAAATGGAGGAAGTTATCCTGGTTCACACGGAATAGCACAAGGTGGTGGTGGAGCTGGAGGTGTAGGAGGAAATGGTACAGGTCCGAACACAGGTGGTGCAGGAGGAGTAGGAAGTTATATTCCTGATGGGTATATAGGACCAACGGCACCTAGTTATGGAACAGCAGGTCCAGTTTCAAGTACAAGATATTTTTCAGGCGGTGGTGGTGGTTATGGAGATGGTCCAGGTGGTTCAGGAGGTGCTGGTGGAGGAGGATGTGGAACCGGTGGTTCTCCTTTAGTAACAAATTATGCCGGATGTGCTAATACAGGGGGAGGTGGTGGTGGTGGAAATGGAACATATAAGGGAAAAACAGGAGGATCAGGTATTGTAATGATTAGGTATAGGTATCAATAATTAATTATGGATTTACAATTTAAAATAAGTATAATATAAGGAGAAACATTATGGCACATTTCGCAAAATTAGGAGCAAACAATAAGGTCATCGCAGTTCACGTCGTAAATGACAGTGACTGTCACAATGGTGATGGTATAGAAGACGAAGAAGTAGGCAGACAGTTTTTAGAAAGAATCCACAACTGGCCACTTTGGAAAAAAACATCTTACAATACATTACACAATACTCATTCATCAGGAGATAACTCTAAAGCATTAAGAGGAAATTATGCTGGTATAGGTATGACTTATGATGAAGATAATGATATTTTCATTGGTAAAAAACCTTATGCAAGTTGGGTTCTTAATACTTCAGAAGCTAGATGGCAATCGCCAATCGGTGACGAACCTGCATTTACAGCTGAACAACAGTCTCAAAATGACGCGGGTACTCATCAATGGGTGTATACTTGGAACGAATCTAGTGGTGCTTGGGACCTTACAGACAGCCTCGTATAATTGATCCACATCAAATCTTTTTAGTTATCTTGACATTTCTATTAAATTAAATTACCTACCTTATAGGTATGCACAAGAAAGTATTATCGGAAATCGATTTATATTACGGCGAGATAAAAACGCCTAAAGGGTTCGAAATTAAAAGAGATATTATTAAAAATAGTATCATCGATTCGTTTATTAAAGAAAAAAGAATTAGTAATAATATTAAAGATTATTCTTATGTTGATTATCAACTGGATTATTCTCAAGCTCATCAATGGTTACAGGATTATGTTCGAGATCATTTCAAAGTTGAATATGGTAAAACATTGGTCCTTAAATTAAACTGGGGGAATGTTTATGAATATAATCAAAAATCTTTTTCAAGAAATACGGTTGACTCTATGGATTTAAGAAATGCTGCCGACTATACCTTTATCTATGGAGTAGATGTGGGACAAGAGTCTACTGGGATTGTTATTGAATATGATGATAATCGAAGAAAAGGCAGAACGTGGCATCTTCCTTTAAATAATAATCATTTTGTAATGTTTCCTTCCACTAATAAATATTTTATTACTCCTAATAAATCAAAACAAATAAATATATTTTTAACTACTACTTATGAATTTATCTAATTATTTTTGGTACTTTCAATCTGCTGTGCCTCCTAGAATCTGCGACATGATTATTCAATATGGAAAGGCAGAAAAAAGAAGAGAAGTAACAGCTATTACCGGAGGGTTAGGAAGGGATAGAGATTTAAACAAAGCGCCATTAACAAAAGAAGAATTAAAAGATTTAAAAAAGAAAAGAGATTCTAATATCGTTTGGATGAATGATCGTTGGATTTATAAAGAAATTCAACCTTATGTTCGTACTGCCAATCAAAATGCAGGGTGGAATTTTTTTTGGGATTGGTCGGAATCTTGCCAATTTACTAAATATAAAAAAGGTCAATATTATGATTGGCATTGTGATAGTTGGGATAAACCTTATGCAGAAGAAGGACCAACTAAAGGAAAAATTAGAAAATTATCAGTAACGGTTACATTGTCGGATCCTAAAACTTACAAAGGGGGAGAATTAGAATTTGATTTTAGACAACAAGACCCTGATAAACCCCGAGAACCTAGAACTTGCACAGAAATATTACCTAAAGGTTCTATTGTTGTGTTTCCTAGTTTTGTTTGGCATAGAGTTAAACCCGTAACGAAAGGAGTAAGGTATAGTCTAGTGATTTGGAATCTAGGTTATCCGTTTCAATAATATGGAAGGAAGTAACAATCATGTAAAATTTAATAGTGCTGCTTACTTTAGCACTCCAGTTTGGACAGCCGAAGCACCTATGTTTCTTTCAAAAATGTTAAGATTAACAGATGGCTATTTAAAAAAAACCCAAAAGAAAATAATGAATAAATCTATTAAAGAAAGAAATAAACAATTTGGGATAAAAATAGATGACTTTGGTTTATCTAATCATAGCGAATCGTTTAACAATGATCCTAAAGCAAAAGAGTTTGTAAATTTTTGTGGACAGCGTTCTTATGAATTTTTAGATTGGTGTGGTTTTGATTTAAGAAATCATAGTTTACACTTTACAGAATGCTGGGTTCAAGAATTTTCACATAAAGGAGGAGGACATCATGATACCCATCAACATTGGAATCAACATGTGTCAGGATTTTATTTTTTAAAATGTAGCGACAAAACTTCTATGCCTGTTTTCCATGACCCTAGACCAGGTGCTTTAATGACTAAACTTCCACAAAAAGACGGAAGTAAAATTACATTTGCGAATGAAGCGATCCATTATAAAATTAAACCTGGAACAATGGTTTTGATTCCAGGATATACTCCCCATCAATATCCTGTGGATATGGGAATAGACCCATTTAGATTTGTGCATTGGAATATTCAAGCTGTTCCCTCCTCTATATCTAAAACAACTTCAATGAAGAAAAAAGATGAACTTCCAAAAAAATAAATATACTGTATTAAAAAAAGCGATTAGTCCACAATTAGCTAAATTTGTATTTCAATACTTTATGTTAAAAAGAAAGGTAGCACGAAGATTTTTTGATGACAGATATATTTCTCAATTTACGGAAGAGTGGGGAGTTTGGAATGATCAGCAAGTTCCTGAAACCTATTCTCATTATGCCGATATAGCGATGGAAACTCTGTTAACTTGGGTGCAGCCAGCAATGGAAAAACACACCGGATTAAAATTAACTCCAACTTATTCTTATGCAAGAATTTATAAAAAAGGAGATGTTTTAAAAAGACATAAAGATAGATTTAGTTGTGAAATATCTACCACTCTAAATCTGGGTGGAGATAAATGGCCGATATATTTAAGCCCAAATGAAAATGTTGGGATCCCTGATGGCAAAAAGATAACGGTAGAAAGCAATGCTAAAGGGATTAAGGTTGATTTAAAACCTGGGGATATGCTTATTTATTCAGGATGTGAATTAGAGCATTGGAGAGAAGCTTTTGAAGGAAAGGATTGTGCTCAAGTGTTTTTACATTATAATAAAACTGGATCTCAAAAAGCTAAAGAAAATGAATTTGATAAAAGACAGCATTTAGGTCTTCCCTCTTGGTTTAAACGATGATATAATTCTTTGATGGGAGCAGTGACTCCACCACATACCCACTGCTCCCTTTAAAGGATTATATTTTATGTTATTAGGTTTTGGCGCATTTGCAGAATACCCTATTTCTTCGGCGGGACCGGAGAATAATGTCACAATCACAGCTACAGCAAATGCTTTAACTATTAATATTGGAAATCCTGGAATTACAGCAGATTCTATTGTAGAAATACCTACACCCGTTCCTCTTACTTTAGGTTTTGGCTCCGTTACGATCACGGGAGATGCAAATCTCAGCCCTACGGGATCTCAAGTCACATTAGGTACAGGAAATGTAACCGTGACGGCTGGGGCCACAGTTGCCGTTAATGGAAATCAGGTTGTAATTTCTTCAGGAACTGTTACTATAACTGGTGACGCAAATGTAGATCCGACAGGTAGCACATTTACGCTTGCTACAGGAACTGCACAAGCTATAACATGGAGTGAAATTATACCAGGGGCTACAATGACATGGACACCAATAGACCCTACAAGTTAATATTATGGCATCAACTTATTCAACAAATTCAGGATTAGAGCTTATAACAACTGGCGAAAAAGCTGGGTTATGGGGGACAATTACTAATACAAATTTACAAATTAATGAACAAACTTCAACGGGAGTTTTAGAGGTAGACTTATCTGCAGGCAGCTCTACTCTTGTCTTAACCGATGGATCAACTTCTACCGGCAAAAACATATACTACCGACTTTATGGTACGTTAGCAGCTAACCGAACTATTACCATGCCAGGTACTGCAAAAAGAGTCTGGGTTATGAAAGATGATACGGTTAGAGGAACTTCTAATCGAACTTTAGGAGTTTTAACCGCTTCTGGAACGGAACAACCTATTCCTCCAGGTGCAACCT